CTACTTTCTGCGGGAGCGAACGGGCATAATCGTCAAGTTCACTGCCGGTCGGCAAGTTGGCAGACAGCCAATCGAGGGCTTCGGCATAGTTCATGCCTTCTGGGAGGATTAAAGTTCCTTCGTTTTTTTCGTCCATGGTTTCCTTCTACCTACCCCGGTACCGCTTGGTCGGATTAGTCCCCTGTATATGGGGTGAATGTATCACCTTTAATTGAATCTATCAACTCATTTTTGTTAAAGAGAATAGTGCAATGGCACACTCTGGGGTGTCCCGGAGGGGTCGGAGATTCTTTTTCTCCGAAAACCGTGTCGTACATGAAGTCCAATGGAACAAACCCCAATTCCTCATTGCCAGCACAATACACACAAGGATGTTCATTACCTGCTTCGGTGGTGCCCCGACCTCCGAGATGTCGCCACGCCTTCTGACCAAGCCCCAGTTTCTTGATTTGGAGCAAGCGTCCGTCATTCTCGGCCCGGTTTATCTCCGTGTTGACAATGCTCTCCAGCCGCCATGGTGTAATCGAGCGCAATTTCTCTCGCGCCGCTTCAACGGCGTCATTAACAAAGCCTTCGTCTTCCAGCAACTCGTCCAGACCTACACCCTGTCGGATAAGGTTGGCAATCCGGTCGCTTGCCATGCCTTCCCGGACACCCCCCAGAATAGCACGACGGATATAAAACCGGGTGCCGTCATCAATCCGGCGAATGAACTCGCCGGCATAGGCGTCCAGATTAGCAAGGGTCTGCGGATTGGTGAGTTCAAATGACAACCGTATTAAGGCGGTAGAACTAATAATGCCATTCTCGTACAAAATAGTCGCCATTTCGATGGCCGTTTCATAAAGCCCGCGCTCAACGGCACGAGCTAGAACTGCTGCGATACCGCCCCGGCTGATGGCCGTATCAATTGACCACCAGTCTTCCTTGGAAAGTAGTTTCTCCAATGCTTTCTCATAGTCTTCCTCATCAGCACGCAGAATTGCCTGTGCTTCTGGTGAGAAATCCGTATCCTCTGCGCCCCCGAACGTAACCATTTCCATCTGGGGAAGCCAGTAACTCCGGATTTCCGGGCTGGTCATCTGTTGAAATACGCGCGCGACGGTCGGCAGTAATGCTTTGACCGCTGGCCGGAGAAGGCGCTTCACCTGCGACGCCTCCATGCGGCTATTTATATAATTCAATGCTTCATTCATCTCACTCTTGAAGACTTCCGCTGTATCCGCGATGGTCGGCGGAACGATGCCCGGCTCCGGTTCTATCTGTCGGCGATTGAAAAACCGATTAATAGTACGCGCAACAACCCCCCGTCCGCCTTCGGCAGCGGGTACGCGGTCGGTGCTCTCATCCGTATTTGACGCCTGTGCCCCGGAACCACTACCGACACCCGGTATCCCTCCCCCCCCTGTGGGCGCGGGGGGTTCTGGCATATCGTCCGGGTCGAGGCCAATGGTAAAGTGACCATCTGCAATCAATTGCTGACGGCCTTCTTCACGAGAAATAATCCCGGATTCAATGGCACTATTCAGGGCAGTGACCGCCACGGCCATACCGCGCGAACGCATGGCGTTATCTTCGCTGTCCTGCGCAATCCACACGAACTTCAACCCTTCGGGTTTGAGAAGACGATTGAAAAAGTTCTCGAACTTGGCCTCAACGGTCGCATAGCCCGAACGCTTGGACTGCCGTTCTCCCCGAATAACCCCCGCCATGGTCTTTTCACCCTGCTGGTCTTCGAGGCCAATGTCGGATAGACGCAATCCATAGCCCGCCGCCACCATCTGGGCGTAGGTATGTGCGGTCTTATCGACCATCAAATCCGCCGGAGAGCGGCCAAAGGGGATGAATTTAGCAGTCGTGGTGTGTTCGTATAATACCGGGACTTTGAAGGGGTCTATCCCGGTAAACATCTCCCGGAAACTGTCCAGCCATTCTTCCGCCGATTCTTTGGACATATCCCCAAGGTCGAGGATACCCGCCTCCGGGGTATCTACCATCATTTTGGCGCTATATTCATCTTTAGTGTACAACATGCGGATGGCAAGATATATCTTTTCAGGGGGCGCCATCCCCCATCCTTTCGCGGTCAATTCCGGGCGCGGCGACATGAGAAGCCGTCCAATTGCATGAGACGGGTAATAAATCGTGTTCACCCGGTCGGGGGGACGTTGCGCGACAGGAACTTCTGGGTAAAGCGTAGGAAACAGCGTGCCGGCATCAATATGCCAGAGTTCAATGATACGACCTTCCGGGTCATCATTCTCCCGGACAGTTTCAACTGCCCCGCCAAACGGCAGGTCGAGCAAGTCCTGCCCGACCAAGTCAATGAAATTGTCGAAGTCACCTTCGGCGTTCTCCAGTAAGTCCATGTAATACTGGATATCTTTCTTGCGGGATGTGGTGTCGACATCCGGGTCAATGACATTAATGTCATATTCCAGATTAACCAAATTCATAATCAAAGCATCACGGCATATCTCCGCGATAGGCTGTTGACGTACGGTGCGTCGCCACTGTTCCCCGGTCAGACCAGATGGCGACATCCATGGTGTCCATAGGCGCCGCAAATAAGGCGCTTCGGGCGAACGACGCCCAGACGATGTTTTTGAATTGGGTTTGATATTGGATTTCTTAGCCATACATCACCAATTTTAGCATACCTTTGTTACAGGATATTGACAACCGCATTCTTACCACGCTCCAACGACCGCGACCATTGGTTTTATCCAAGTTTCTTGAACTTGGAGCCACGCCAGCGCTTTTTATTCGCCAGCAGCCAGTTATAAGCCCCAGCAAAGCTATCAGCTTGGTCTTTGAACTTCCCAAGCGGGAAGGAAGCTAACTCATTCAACCATACCCGGTTCCACGACGCCTTGAATACCAGTATATTGCCGTTGTTGAACTGGGTCGTGACCGCGTTCGCACGGACTTCTTTTTTACCAGAAGGCAGGTCGGCAGAAACATGGTATCCGGCTAACATGTTCTGATAGGATACAATCACGGTTTTGCCGGCAGAACCGGGTTCCTGTTCAATAACAATGTTAACAAACTCGCCATCCGCTACCGCTGTGCTGGTTACCATATCAGCCACGCCCTCCGGCGCAAGCCGTCGACGAACCACATCTAACACATACAGTTGATAAATCGGCTCTTTGTTGAGGTACTTGCGGCCAGTATCATAGCGGGCCATCAAGGTGCCAACGGTATAGGCGGGGTCTTTCCCGAACATATCTTCGGCTGTGGCAGCCATATCCCAGTAGCGGACATAGGTAATATGCCGTCCGGGAAGGATTTGTTCGATTTCTTGGTAATAGGTGTAACTGCCGCGTTCGTCCTGTCCCTCGGTATTTTCAGACAGTTTGACCATATCATCCGGCAGTATGCTAGTGATATTGACGCGCGACGTCTTGAACATCTGTCCTTCGGGTTCGGTCGGTCGCTGCTGGTACTCCGCAATAAAAATGCGCGGTTCGTCTTCGCGCAGTTGCTCCAGATAGGATTTAGAATAGCGGGATGGTGCAAGCGGTTCGCCGGGTTCACGGCCCAACGGGTCTGGCTTGATGTCCAGTTCCGGGTTTTCCTTCTCGGCCAAAGCAGCGTAGGAGAGAACACGCCAACGGCCACCTTCCTCGATAGTGCCTTCGGTTTCAAGCAGTCGCCCCGCAAGGTCTGCCTCGTGCCAGCGGGTCATCATGAACACGATAGACCCGTGTTCCCACAGACGTGTTTTCAGGGTGCCGTGCCACCATTGCCAGAGACTTTCCCGAATGGTGTCGGACTGGGCTGCCGCCCAGTTCTCGATGGGGTCGTCGACAATCGCCAGCCCGAAACCGTACCCGGTCATCGTGCCGTCCACACCGGCTGGAAGCACATAACCCTTATGGTTCAGGACATGCCATTCGTCCAGACGCCAATTGTTCGGGTTCCGCATCATATGCGGGAAAACGTCCCGATACTGGGGAGACGTAAGCACATCACGGGCAGCCCGGCTATTGCGTCGGGCCAGCTTACCGGCATACGAAATCATGCCAACGGGCATGTCAGGAACACGCGCTAACCAGTAAGGCGGGAAACGGGTCGATACCAACTCGCTCTTACCATGCTGCGGGGGAGCAAAGAGCATCACCCGGCTTGATTTTCCCTCCAGCGTCTCGTTGACCACCCGGTCAAGTTCGGACGCTACATGCCGGTGGAACAGTTCGGTTTTGTAGCCGGGGAATGTATACTCTACAAAATCGATGACACTGTGCCGCGCAAGGTCTATCTTCTCGCGCGCAGAATCATCAAACTTACTTTCTTCGAGTTCCATCAGATAATGCTCATCTAGAATCGAAGCCAGCTTATCTGAAATTTTAGGTTCGCCCGCAGGTATGTGGGCCATACTAATCGTCCGGTTCGATTAGTTCATCCGCAGACTGGTTTATTTCGGTAAATTGGGCTTCTATGGCCTCGACCTGCCGCTTGGTCGGAAGCGCCTCACGTATAGTGAGAACATACTCCCGGCGAACCTGCGGGTCTGGCATGAAGCGGAACGCAATGGTCTGGAGCCATGCCATCATTTCAATGAGTTCGGCAGCCGACACCATCATTTCACTGTCTTTCAAAAAGCGCTTGGTCGATTCGGCATTCTTCCGGATATGCTCCCCAACTTGATTTAATCGGCTCCACAAAGATTGTTCTCGATATTCAGGTGTTAGATGATTGCGTATCTCCATGATTGGCGACAGCAATTTATAACCGCCCCCCTTCTCGATAGACCGCGCCATTCCTTCAAGCCTATCCAATACTGCACTTATGGTTTCAATATCCACGCCCTGCCCATTGCTCTCGATTTCCCCGATACTGTTCAACACAGTTTCATACTGCACATTCAGGATGGCCTGCTGTTCGGAGGTATCCCACAAATCCGGATGAAGAAAAATCCGGTTATAAGCCGCCTGTAGTTTGCTGTGAATAAGCAGTTTTCCATGTACGGGTTTTGTATTCGCGGCTCCAGCCGCCGCGCCATGGATATGGCAGACATCAAATCCGGCCTTGGCCTTATTGGTGCACCGGCGTGGTTCTCCACACTCCGGGCAATACCAAAATGGACGTTCTTCTTTGGGGTACCGGTGGCCGCACTTCCGGCAGGATTTCTTCCGGGCAATACATTGCCCTTCCCGAATATTAGGCGGTGATTGCTGGGTTTCGGTCATATTGTGATACCCACTTCGTGCATGATTTCGAGGAACTCGTGACGGCTGGCAGGGTGGATGTTCCAAGACGGCATCATGGAACACAGGAAATTCGTCGCATCCCAATTGCCGGTCTTTGCTCGACTGGCACCCAGAATGTCAGCCGCCATTTCGCGCACGGCTGCATGCGGCATCCGCATCGGCCCATCTGACCATTTGTGGGGTGACCTGACCACCCAGTATTCCCAGTGATGGTCATTACGCTGCGAATGATGCAACCACGCACGCCGGAAATTCTCCCGGTAGCGAATCTGGTCGGGGCCATAATAGTAGATAGCGCCATTGAAGAATTCTATCGGGTGATACTTCGAGAGGTCGTGAACAATCAGGCGCCAGAGGGGCACATCCCGAACAATGAATATCCCCGCATAGAAAACCCAGAACTTGTGTCGGATAGTATAAAAAAGGAATTGGAGTAAGTGCATATCGTCCTTACCCCGGCGCCGCTGTTGCTTAGTTAGTATATCAAATCAAGGCTTTTAAGCAATGGTTGAAAAAAGATAATCGGGGCTTTCTGGTTTAAATCGAAACCGTCCAGCGCAGGATTTGCCGGACGGTTTCGACATACGAGGTGGAACTGGTGGCTTGGGAAGCAGATAAATTATAACACAAAATCCCCAAAGTGCATCCGGGGATTTTGTTTCAGTCGCGCGATATAAGAGGTCAGTCGGAAAAATTAATGGCATCCTTCTCGCACAGGAGACCCCTTAAAAATCAACGCCGGGGTTGCAACCCCGGCGTGCGTGCGTGCGTGGCTTTCAACTATGCCCATTAATCCACCTCATTGGCCTATTTGGTGGGGGGCAACTCATCCAGCCTATCGCCCAGTCTGCGAATGCATCTCGGAACTTGCCTTGCCCATTCTCAAAGAATGGTCTAAAGCTACCCTCAACGTGACCACAGACAAATGTAATTATACACGGTTTGCCATAAATTACAAGACCTGTGAACCTTAAAGATTTCAAACGAAAACGCCCCGTTTTAATTGGGGGCGTTTTCTTGAGCCTAGGATAGTGCACATCCCTACTACAAAGGATTATACCCCGTTTCCGCCTCCATAATCCGTCGACCTATCCATTCTGCGACTGGTACAGCCACGGCGTTGCCCAATTGTTTGTAGCGTTGGGTATCATTCTGCCCCTCTGTCCACCCGTCCGGGAAGCCCTGTAATCGTTCACATTCCAACGGGGTTAAGCGACGAACGCCCATGCCTGCTGCGTTTATTGCCTCAATTTGGTGAGTAACCTCGGATGATTGCGGACTGCGGGAGGGGTCATTACTTGCCGTAAGGGCAGCGGCCACGACCCCTTGATAGCTTTTGGACGCATTGGCCTTTAGTGCCTTTGCTTTATCGTCGCCTGCTGTAAGATTGCCGCCTTGATTTTCGTGCCACGCCACTCCCATCCCATTATCCTTTGCTCCAAGCGGGTGTGTTATCTCGCCGCTTACATCGGGGTCTTGGCGGTTGTGAAAGGCAATAGGAATATAATTGTCTTGGTCTTCTCTATGACTAAACCCTTCGCGAGTCATAATACTTTTAGCCACATCTACAATTCCAAGTGCCCCCTGATTGCGCATAATGCCATCTTTCGATTTTACGTCAAGGGGTGGTGCTATGTCTGTTTCGCTACCCGTTCCAGCGCGGTGAGTAAAAGCCCTTGAATTTCCTTGCCCCTTTTTTCGGCTCGGCGCAGTATGCCTCTCGCCGCTTTCTGGCTCAAATAATACTTGTGCGGCACGTCCGTCTCCAAGACTTCCGACAATGAACACACGTTTGCGTCGCTGGGCCAGTCCGAAATATTGAGCGTCAAGCACCCGCCAAGCGACGCCATACCGGAGTTCGACCAGCCCTCGAAGGATGATGGCAAAATCTCGTCCTTCATTGCTGGATAGCAGACCGGGGACATTCTCGACAACCACCCATTGGGGGCGAGTTTCTGCAAGAATGCGATAGAATTCAAACCAAAGTCCGCTTCGCTCTCCAGCCAGTCCCGCCCTGCGTCCGGCAATGGACACGTCCTGACACGGGAATCCACCAGTGACAACCTGGTAACGGGTTTCCAGTGTTTTTCCAGAACGCTGGCCGCATGTTTGTCAAATTCGACCTGACAGACGCACTGCATACCCGCACGGTCGAAACCAAGGTCGAAACCGCCAATACCAGAGAATAAAGAAAGGTAGTTCACTCAAACATTCCTTATCTCCAGTACGTGTTTATAAATCAGGTCTTGATAATCCTGCCCATCCAGCTTCCTGAACAAACATGCCTGTAACAACTTGGGTAAGTTGCTGGAGGTTATCTTCTGGGCAACTTCCTTGCGTGCTTCCCGGTCTTCGCGTTCCACAACGGACAAGGAAACACCCTGTTCCTCTACCTGTTGATTGGCGTGCGTGATAGCCTCAACGGCGGCAGTATGCCATTCGTCCAGTTCAACCGCCAGAGAATCAAACACCACCGCACGCATCGCATCATAGCTCCCGGCCTGTAACCCCTCAACCACAGCCTTATAGGACGCCCTCGACAGAATCTTGTGCACGGTAAGATAATCGATGCCTTTTATTTTGTAGCGGTCGCCGTTGGAGAGGCGTACTACAAAGCCCTCATCATTTTCTGCGCTCAACAGGTTAGCCATCCCTATCCAGTATTCAATTGGGTCGACCGGCATCGAGAGAATTTCTCCCCAGACAATGGGGCCACCCACAAAACGGTCGAACTCGTGGCGGGTGTGTTGGGCACCCACAAGGTAATCGATTTCGGTCTTTCGGTCACGAATACCGATAATCCGCAATCCTTCGTACCCCTGATAATCGACGATAACGCGGTTTTCTGGGTAGATGATTTCAAAGAGTAGTGTGATTGAATCAGGCAAGTGTTCGAGTTGAGGGCAGTCGCGCTGTATCCGTTCAGTCGCCCACTTGGCTTGGTCGCTGTCAAAACTGCCACGGGTCGCCACATGCAGGGCGCCATCCCGGCGATACAGGATACCCAAAGAACCATCGTACTTCTGGGCCACTTCGAGGATGGTATAGTCCTTGATACCGGGCAGCCCTCCCTGTCCCCAGTTAAAGAATTTGGGAAACGGCAACGCCACGACTTCGCCATTACGCCGGTTCATAATGAGGCCCCGGCTGGTACGTTCCAGCCAGTTCCATTCCGAAGGTGGTTTGAAATTACAGGGCGGCGTGTATGAGAACAGAACAAGGTCACCATCTATCTTGACTGATACATCCCCGAACTCACTGAAATCCTCGGTACCACGCTCCAATTCGGCCCCCAATTCACGAAGGCTGTTGATAGCATTACGTTTGTTCGTACTGTTTTCTTGGGTCACCACCATTCCGCCTTTTGCTGTCCTTCCCATTTCGTCCACTTATCAAGGTCGGGCCATTCATCGGTTTGCAAAACCGCCAATAAGTCTTCCCATGGGTCACGCTCAAATGGGACATTTATAGAAGATGGATATAAGACGTTTTGGCAAACGAGAAAGTCGATAAAGTGCCGGGCGCGTTCGGCTACAGTATACGTCGGCGCTTCCGGGTCAATCGCATAGGGCCCGGAGGTTATCTTCATCGGGACGTCGACCAACCCCAGAAGTCGAAGACGGCGCGTCATGCAGGTCAAACACAATAGGCCGCCCCCCTCCAAGTCGGTAGGGTTGATTTGTTCCCAGATATCATCAGGGACAGACACGTCCACCCAGCCGGGGTCGCTATACTCGGTGGCGCAATCCGAACAGTTCACGCTAAGAACACCGGCTTTCCACATGCCTGTCTCGAATTCGTTGAGGGTACGCCGCCAATGGACAGTCCGTTTTTTTCGGACAGCTTCCACATAACTTTTGGCACGTTTGGGCACAATATAGCCATCATTTATATTGAATATGTGAATGGAAATCGCTTCGGGGCCAATGCCTTCTTTCAGACGCACCTGCCATGCCACATGGACATCGTATTTATCCCAGTCTACCAGCCATGGCAGCGTTACACGCAGGCAGACATCCCCATCCCGGTTTTCGGGGACACAGGCCAGCCATGAGCCGGATTTCAGACCTTCCCGGAGGATGACAGAGACGTTCTCGAACTTTGCCCAATGATAGGTGACGGTTTCAACCGGTCTATTCGGGTCAGGGTGGCACATAATATAGTTCCTCCAGTTACAGTTCCGGGTTCAAATTTGATAATAGTTGCCGGGCGTTGGTTGCTTCGGTCGCTATCTTCCGCAATATGCTCAACATGAACCCATCGGACATCGGCAGTGCTTCATGCTGCAATGCCTTTATTTTACTGTGGAATTTCAGGGTCAGGTCTTCATTTACCTCAATGACACCGGGGCCGCGCAATTCGCGCTCCAGCAGCCGGGTTGCCTCATCATTCAATACATCGGGCGACAGCACAAAATAGAACTTGTGCCCCAAGTGGTAGGCTTTTGTGAACTTCACCGGGTTGCGCAGTTCGGATATCAGGTCGCTGGTGGAAACCTTGACCTCGAACGTGATGCGCTCGAACCCCCTGCTGGGGTAACAGTTCAACGCCATGCCGTCGATAAGCCTGTTGGCATCCAGTCCGCGATTGAAAGTCTTGGCAACGTTCATCGCCCCCGTAGTTGTACGGATATGGTTGACGAACACCCACTCCGGTAGGGCATAAAAACGCCGTAACGCCTGAATGACATCTCTTTCTTCGAGTACCATGGAGCTAGGCTTCTTCCGGTTCTATGCCCAAAGCGGACTCGTAGTCAACGAATTGCTTACTGGCACCCTCAAAGAAAGCACGGGCTTTATCCAAATCCACTGGAATAACGGAAGCGTTTCTGGCAGAGAACCACCCCATCCAACCACTTACCGTGAAATACTTGGCATTGGATGTGATATACAGGCGCTCCCAAAGCGTTCCTTCTGCGGTGTAGCTAAAATTCCTGTTTTCCGCCAGAAGATGGGCGGTTTCGGTGTCGTAAATCTTTGATTCGATTATCCGGCGCACATGCGGGAATTCCGGCTCCGGCTTCGGGGGAAACAAAGCCTTCAAAATGGTTTTAAGAAACGTGAACATATCGTCCTCTCTTTCACCCAAACATGGGTAGTTGATAACGTGCATTCTCCCAGTAGACAACGCGTTGTTCAGCAATTTTGCAATACTCTGGTGATATCTCCACCCCATCTACTACATCCCAACCCGCTACACGGGCACCAATCACCTCGGAGGCTGTGCCGGCGCAAGGCACCAGCAGACGCCGTTCCCCGATACCATCCGGGGGTAAGAGCAGCGACGCCAACCAGCGATTGAGGTCAATCGGTTTGAGGGTGGGGTGGGGATTGCGTTCCGATAGGCCAGCACTATGCTCACTCTCACCGGGGCGCTGAACGTACTGGACAGGGGAGGCTGCTTCTAATCGTTCTGCTGTTTCGTACGCCCAGCCAGCTTGGAAATAATATTGCGCGGCGCCTTCCGCGCCGCCGGTCTGTTCATTCAGGGCACGTACTACGCAGCTATCCACGCACTCCCAGACCGGAATGACGTTAGTCTTCTCCAGACCCTCCCACGTATGCCCCGCGCCACCCCCGAAGGGCTTCGCGCCATCCGAAAATCGGTTAATGACAATACTGTACTGCCAGCTTCCCGATACCCAGACAGTTTGCAGTCCGGCGTGTGGGCCAGTACAAAATTACCGGGCCAGCGGCCTTCCTCACCACCCTCAACCTGTTCAGCGTGCACATCCCCGTCCGATGGGCGCTTGCTTCCGAAGCCACCCCCAGTAATGTCAGTCTGGGTTCCCCACACCCATGGGTCGCCATTAATACGCGCAGCACCGATGTTCAGTGCACCGGCACCACTGTTGAGAATATCATCCATCGGCCTGTCGCCAGAGTAGGGCTTCTGGCACAAGATAATGGGTTCCGCCATGGGCTTCATCGACGCCATCCCATAACGATGGTGATACCATGTGTTCGCTTCGGGGGAACGAAACGGCGGCGACTTTGCCATCAAAACACCGTCGTCCTTATAAGTCCACGCGGGGAAGATGAACCCTTCGCACGCTGGGCACGTGTTGCCGTCGCTGTCAATTGCACGAACGTGTCCACAGGTCGCGCACTTCTGAACCCGGTCGCATAACCGGCTCTCTAGTTGCAGGTGAATGCTGGTGGCTTTTGGAAATCCCTTCCCACGCAGCCAGACATAGAGCGTTGGGTGGATGATAAGTCCGGCATCTTCCATTGCTACTGCCATACGGTGGGCATTGCGTGCGGCTGCGTACGCAATGATGAAGGCACCGGGATATAACAGATTAGAAATAGCCTGCCATGTGGCAGGTTGGAAGAACACATCGCCCCCATCCCACTGCTGACCCATAAATCCCCGGCTGGCGCGCCGGTAAACGCCGTCCACGTCCTTGGCCCCAGCAGCCGCATCGTCGCCGTAACGGTCGGTGATGCTGGTCAGGTGGTATGGCGGGTCGAACAAAGCGGCATGATAGAGGGGGCCTTGATAATCCCTGCTATATTGCAGGATGTCGGCGTTGAAAATTCGGGTTCCCATCAAGTGCCCCCTTTGGGTTATTCCTTACTCCCAAGGGCAGACAACTCAACAGAAATGCGACGCATTTCTTCCTCGCACTCTTGTTTCGTCCCATGAAAGATTGCTTGCGTAAATCTGTGACGAAAATGCGCCGCCACCCAACAATTGTCTTCGCCACCCCCTTCTATTTTAAAACTACTGACCTTATCCAAGTTCAGCATAATGCTCCCAGAGTAATAGTACAGATTATTCTTTTTTGACATTCTTATTCCTTTTCACTAGTTTGGGTATCGCGTACATAAATACGAGTGCGCCCAGCCTCTAGCTCATCCAGATACAGGTCATGCAATCGAGACAGCATGCGCCTACGGCCTGCCTTCCAACGCCGCCCAAATTCCTCGCACTCCAATACAAAAAACACATATTCATTTCTTTCACCAGAGTATGGGTTTATAGTTTCCACCCACCGCGCCAACAAATGTTGGCCGCGCTCGAATTGAGAGCCACTTGTACGGCTAACATAAGTTTGAACGCCGGGTTTATATAACATGAACCAGCAACCATTCTGCTCTAGCGTTTGATAATAGCGGGCAGTTCGGGTGTGGCGCCAACTCCCATCTGACCAGTACGGACGGAACGTTTGAAGCGTCAGGGGTTCGGGTGTACCACTATATAAAAAGCGGTGTTCGCGGCCAGCGTGTAAAGTGCACCCGTCTATCTCACAAACGTCGATAAAGGGCAACCCCAAGTTCTGCCTGTCGCCCTTGTGCGCTATATAGGCGTCAATAACAAAAGACTTGGGGTCTAATGTATGATTCATGCTCCGCTCTCCACGTCTTCATTGGCATTCTTTTTGGCACGGTCTTTCGCCAAAGCCATCATCCGACGGCGCAAACGGATTGCGCGAAGCCGGTGGAGGCTTTTTTGCCATGCTTTTGTAACTGTACCCGTCATGAAACCTAAAAAAATGAAGTGGGGGACGATGATAAGAATCATGATTGAGAACGCGTATCTGTAGGGAATTGCCGTGACCGTCCAAAGGGCTTGAAAGACACCCACCAATGTCATAGTTAAAATTAACAAGTACAGTACCGTCAAAACCAGATTTATTAATCCCTTCCAGTTGTATTTTTTCAGTTTCATTTGATTATCCTTGGAACAACTCTTGGATTGACTTATAAGCATAGCTTAAGAATTTCCCCAACACTTCGGCGAGTTCTTTTAACGTAACTATCAAAGACCCACCAGACACACCAATGGCAATTGCCACATAAATGATAAAAAGCCAGTCGTTGACCCCCGCAATTTGATATGGGACTTATATACTTGACAAACCCAGAACTAGTGGCTAAATGGAGTGCTCTACAGGAGCTCCAATTCCACATACCACGCAACTGCTATCAGTAGGCGTGGCTCTCCGGTCTATTTTGCCAGCAAGATAACGTTCACGCAATTCCTCCAATGTCATTGGGGTGCTAATGCCGTTTATACTGCGTCTTAGGATTGCGTATTTGTGCGGCCCCTCTCTTTTTCGCATTTGGCGCTCCCATTCTTCTACCTGGGCAAAGCGCTCAGGGAAGTTAATCAAGGTGAGTAGCCAGTCTTTTTGCCCCATAGCCACACAGCGCCCTCCGCAATTGGCGTGGGAATAGCCCATCCCGTACATGCGCGGCGGTTCTATTTCCCAATCGTCACGGGCGACCTGCGAATAATCACGTTCTTCAACGGGCCTCCACAACAACGGATAATCTACCCCATACCCGGCTTCTTCATAGTTTCGGGTTGTAGCCTCGGTGCGATGTAGCTCGGAATAATCAAACCCGATATAAACCGTGCTTGGCCCATCTAATGTTTCTAGCCACCTCATAAACGGCTCAATTTTTAGTACTCGGGTGCAGGGATGGCGGCGCTGGTTGAAAATCATGTTGTGCTTATCGGCAACCTCATAAGGGTCAACACCTTCTGTCAACCTGATATGTTGCCAGCCAGGATAGAGCTTTGCCCAGCGTTGATATACCTCCCCCGCAAAGCGATAGTTGTCTTCATCTTCAATGAGCGTGTCCATAAAAACTACATAGACTTCATTGACTTCATTCGGGTTGAATTTGGCAAGAACGCGCTCACAAGCAAGCGCAGAGGATAGCCCTGTCGAAAACGATACCACCCTATTCATTACAGCACTCCATTTAGCCACTAGTTCTGGGTTTGTCAAGTATATAAGTCCCTTTGATATATCATCAACATGGCAAAAATGCTGACCAAAACCGGGGAACTTACGGCAAACAAAGTCGCCGCTAAAAACACCAACACGACCACCAAGCCCAACAGCCAAAACAGAACGAAAAAAAACGTTACAAAAACTAGTTGACTACATTCAAGCGAGGTATAGGAAACGGGTTTCTTCATCGCCATTTCAAAGCCTTTCAAGGGATTGCCGCTTGGTTAACTTGGCCCAAGCCGTTTTACTTAGCATAGCTGACCTCCATCATTGCCAGATATTATAGCATATACGCGCCAGTTTTTGCAAGAGACACGGGAAATATGCCGATAAGGTACCGGGAATGTACCAAATCGTTAAGTAGAGTTAAGTAGGGGGAAATTAGCGTTAAGTACAGAGAGTAATTAGTTAAGTAGCTCAATTGACGGGAGTATGCTATAATATCTATATTCGTGTTATAGGTGCAGCCTATATACGACAAACGCTCTGGCCCGCAAAGTCAAGGGCGTTTTTTATTTTCGGCCATCTATAAACCCATCACTGGAAATACCATAAAAAATCGCCTGGAAAGTGTCTGGAAAGTGTCTGGAAAGCCCATTTAACTAAATAGCTCGTGATATTGTCGTGATATTGTCGTGATATTGTCGTGATATTGTCGTGATATTGTCGTGATATTGTCGTGATATTCGTTCGTGGGTGGTTTCTCTATCCCCGGTGAGAAGCGACTTCTTCGACCTTCTCAAACCACGACACCCAGAAAAGCGCCCGGCTTACCGCTTCCATGTACTGGGCGTCCCAATGTGTAGGGGAAAGCTGTCGGATGAACCAAGTCCGTAGACGTACGTTTTCCGCGATTATTCCTCCCCCAAGCTCATCAGGCGGGTAAACTTTATCGATAACTTCGTTTGGAAATAGGGCTGTTCCCAGCAGGAACAGCAACGCCCCCCGAATACGCAGGTAATCAACTTCCCCCAGTTGGGTGTACATCTCGCGCAGCAGGCTGGAGGCGGTGCCGTCCAATTCATCCACCCACAGGTCGGCGACTAGAGTAAGAACGTTGCCATTCCCAACGGTCAGCGTTTCCAGTGCCGGCAGAAATTCAGATAGTCCCTTGAATGTTCCTTGCTCGAAGTCGTTGCTCAATTAGGCAGTTCATAGCCCCCCCCATGTTCCTGCTGCGGGTGGATGGTTAAGGATACGCAGGGCATCAGCTATGTCCTCTGCCTGTAATCCTACTTCCGGGTTGACCTTTACACGATAAGGTTCTAACCATCCGTACTTCTCGCCGTCGTCAATAATGACGATTTTCCGGCGTCCGGGGTTGTCCATCAACCAGCGCTGAACTTCCATGCCGCGCAATGGGACATGCAGCACGGGCGTTTCTCCAATGACCGTCCCGGCGAAACCCGCATTATTCATATATTCTTCGATGCGCTTGGTGCCCAGTTTGAAGTGGCGCCACGAGGATGTGATGACCACTTCCCCATCACTGTCACGAATAAGCTGGTTAAGCCGGGAAACGCACTCCGGGTCAAACGGTGCATCAAGCACGGTCAGTCCTGTATATGTCTTCCAGTATGCTGCGTGATTCAGTACGCCATCAAGGTCGAGAAATATAACGGGCTTCGGGTTCATTGGGCTTCCTTTGGGTGTGGGGGGAGAACGGTAACTATTCGTTTTTGTGAGTTGCTGTAGATGGCGCGGATACACTGGCCCCGGAACATGAACTCGACATATACTCGTGAACTGGTGGTCTTCGTCCGGGGCGCTTCGGCTGCGCGCCGGTTCATTTCAGCGTAGTCTGCCTTGGAAAGGGGGGCATTGCTATATCGTTCGTGATAACGCCTGACGGTATGAACATAGTACATCTCCAATCGTTTG